CCCGTTGTCGATTGGATAGCTGATGTTGGTTTCTTCAATAGAAGGACCCCGTTCAGGAAGACGGGGATCAAGAGGTGATTTTCTGGAACCGATCCGAAGTTTCCCAAGGCTTTCTAGGGGTTCTGGAAGAGTGATAACTGTGGGATCGATTCTCGGCCCCGAGTCTTCGTTAACTTTTAACATCTCCCTTCGAAGATACTCTTGTACGTCGCCTTCCCCGCCGCCCTGCATGTGCAAAGCCTCGCTGGCGTAGACGGGTCCGCCGTGGGCCTTGTCTAATTTGGCGCTACCTCTTTTAGCGGGATCAAACCCAGCAAACCGGGAGCGGATGTTCTTGGGGTCCAGAATTGCGATTTCCTCAACCTTGCCATCCAATTCCAGTTCAACGTTGTCAAAACCAATGTCGCGCAAGCGACGCGCTTCCTCCGTTTTTACTATCCAAGGAAATTCACTGTTCAGCTTGAAACGGTCGATCATTTCTTTGCGGTTATATTGGTCAATATATAACGTCTCTTGTCGCCTGATCCGCACAGGTATCTCCCGCGCACCTTCACTTGTAAACACGACGTTATGCGACGACTGCTGACGCGATGGATCTGGCCGCACGAATACCGCGCCCTGGTCATCGACGCCGCTTGGACCGCCAGGAATGAATCTATCGAAGTCTTTGTCGGTCAGGTGATAAAACTCCTGGTCGTCAAACCCCAACTCTTTTGCCCGCGCCATGCGAGACGCTTCGTCCATAGGCAATTCGGGAGCTTGATCCGTGGACCGTAACAAATCCGCTTGCACTGAAGAGGGCCACAACGGTTTACTCACTTCGTTGAGCAACTCCTCCCTTTGGCGAAGAGCCAAGGACCGTGGTCCAGAGGTCATGTCCTTGGCTTGTTTGGCTAACGCAGGAAGGCCCTCGCCTTGCGGCTCCGACCCAGACATCCCAAAAAGATCCTTGAAATATTCAATCCCAGGTTTGTCCATGCCCACCATCTCATGCGCTGGGCTCTCCAGAAAATCCTTGATCTCAGCCTTCTGCTCAGGAGACAAAAGATGCCCATAACCAAGCTGTGCAGCCTGAATAAGAGGGAAAAGACGCCGCCGCATAAGACTTCCAATGCCACGAAACCTCTGACCCTTGCCCTTGGGCCGTGGTTCGTCAGGCAGGGACAAAGCCGCCGCCTTGGCAATAAGCGCGGGTAAATTAGAAGGGTCCTTGGGCCGCGATCCAGGGGCCTCGGCCAACGGCTTAAAATCTAGAAGCCCTTTGCCATAGTTGTCTTTCAACCACTGATCCAGATCACGAGTATCTTTAGGGGTCAGTGTTTCTCTCTCTAATATTATCCGAATTTGCTCTTCCAAGCTAGAACTCTTAATAGGGAGCCCCATAGGGCCAACAGCTTCCTGCGTGAGAAGAGTGGGTGTAGTATACGGTTGATCAAAAGGATCTTTTGGCGGCGGGTAAGAATAATTAGATGAGGACAAAAATGGATGCGGATCTAGCCGCCCTTTTAAATCCTTGATCCTATCGGACATCCGTTGGGCTCTTTTTCCTGAAAGCGGATCTTTATCCGAAAGACTTTGTATGCCCTTTTCCAGAGCGCGGGTAACGTCCCTCTTTACTGGCTTTCCAAGAAGCTCCGACAACTGCTGCTTTTCCAGAGCAAGCCTGCGCTTAATCGTACTCTGTGATGCCTCGGAATCCGGTACGCCCTCCCGCTTGCCCCCAGGCACGGAGGTTAGATCAGGAGGTTCGGGAGGGCCCCCTTTCGCCATGTGCAAAAGTTCGCTGGCGTAGACGGGTCCGCCGTGGGCCTTGTCCGTGGCGTCTTTGGCTAACGAGGCAACGCCCTGGCCCGTGGACCGTGATCCAATGTTCTGGCGCAGCCACTCCCCAAGCTCCCCCTTCTGGCTCCCAATTCCACTCCCAGGCTTGAACGTCGGGAACTCACGGCCCGTGGCCTCCTCAATCAATTGCCGGTAATTCTTATGCGCCGCAACAAAAACATCCTCCGGATCGTAGCGGCTAAACACGTCCGCAATGTTTTGCGTTATCTCCTTTTTGCCAAGCAAGTCTTGTTTGCGTTGGCTCGTCATTTCCTGGTCATAATTCTCAATAAGCTCATTTGCTGGGATCAGACCATGCTCTGCGGACAATATATGAAGATCAACGCCCGCATCTTCCATGCCCTTGGGGACGTTCTCCGCACCGCCAAAATGCTTGTTTAAAGCCTGCCATAATTGGCCCTTGTACAACTTGGAAGCTTCAACGGCACAGGTTACCGGATTTTTAGCCCCGCTACACGATACTACCAAAAGTTTTTTCTTGCCGGGGCCCTTTCCAGAAGGACCGAACATATCTTTGGCTTTGCCTGCCTGTGTGGCGAGACCTTGGTTTCTACTCTGCTGCTCTATAGGCAAGTTTTCTTGTACGTTCTCTCCCGTAACATACCGTGTCAACGTGCCAACACCGCGTCTTACTAGAGGCGCTACCTCCTCCACGGCCTTTTTTACTACCTTACCTGAGCCGCCGCCAATCAGATTTAAGGACTGTTGTATGTACTCTGCCTCTTTTTGATCAAAACCAGTAAGGCCGGAGCCTCCTTTAGGACGGCCCTCTATTCTAGATTGTAGATCAGCCTCCTGTATTGCCGCGTCTCTTTGAGCAAGGTTCCTTTGTGCCCGAAACTCCTCAATCATCTCCTTGTTGCGTTGTCCCTGGGCTATTTGCTCGTCGGTAGGAATGCCCATATAGAGTTCCTGCTCATATAGATCGGGGGGACCACCCTTTGCCATGTGCAAAGCCTCGCTGGCATATATAGGACCGCCGTGGGCTCTGCTGGTTTTCCCTACACCTACCACTATCTGTTCAGGAATTTCCAAACGCTCAAGAAATCTTTTCGCTTCCGCCGTATATGGAATGGTCTTCTGACCAAGATGGCGGCTTTCTGTAGGAGGGGTTTCCAACCTTTGCTGCGGCGTAAGATCCATACGCGCCTGCACAATTCCAGCCTCCACCTCTCCGGCATGTTTTGCATAGATCCATGTGGCAAGAGTATCCATCTCTTGCTTATAGGCGTCCTTGAAACTGCTAGAGGTTGCCCCCGACCTCGTTAAAATATTTTCGATTTTTTCCGCATCTTCTCGTAGTGTCTGTATTTTTTCCCTGTCCTCCAGGGTCCTCTTGGGATCCTTCACAATCGGAAGACGTTCTTCCATATGTTGAGCGGTTGCCAAATGCTCTTTAGCAAGTTGCCTTAGTTCTACCTTGGCATCCTTAAACCATTTTTGTACCTCTTGTAACTCGTAGGGCAAAGGAGTTCCCGACGCTTTCTTTTTATTGCCGTCCTTAAAAAGCTCTCGCATTTTTCTTGGACCGGACCCTTTCGCAAAGCCCTCTTGATATTGAATAAAATGCTGCAATTCATGCAGAATTACACTTTTAATGTCTTCGGGGGCTGCGGTTACCTTTATCCTTGCTGGAGCCTTTTGAAAAGCAGGTCTATGACTTCCCGTGGGAACCTTTCTGCCTCTTTCAATAGTGACATCCAGGTGAATGCCTTTAAGTGCAGGATACGCTTTCTCTAGATCAGGAAAGCTGAGGATATCGTCCCAACGTAAAGGGGACTTTGTCGTAGGGTTGCTATATCGATAACGTCCATCCGAATTATCCTCAAGTCCAACACCATACTTTTCACTCTTAAACTTCAAGTTCTCAGCAGTAGGGATCTCCAACCGCCAAAGATTATCCCCAGGGTTTTTGTGCCAGCCATAGTTGGTTCTCAGGTTCTCATTTAAATACTTATTCTTACTAGCAGCAACAGTAGGCCAGAAGGGGTCTGCATTTGAATCAGCCTTCTTCTCCATTATCTTGGCTTTTTCGAGGTTCTCAGACACGTCCTTACCAAGATTTTTCGCCCCATGTGGGCCAATAAACATGCCCAGGGACCGGGCTTGCTTGGCACCGACGCCGAGGGCAGCTAGCCCGCCACCGAGGCCCGCGACCGAAAGGGCGGCTTCCGCTGAGGTTTTCGGCGTGGGGTTGGTTACCGCTTCCTTGATGATGCTACCAAGGCCCTTGCCCATTCCCACCACAGCCTTAGCAGGAAGTGCCGTGGTGTCCAAAACGGCCTGCGTCGTGTCGGGATTTTCCCAGGGCTTGGGAATAGCGTCCCACAGCTTTCCGCCTTCGTCCACAAGATATGAACCGAGGCGCTGGTCCTGGACGGCAGCAATAAGAGGCGCTCTGTTTGTTTGCAGGTCTTTCCAAAACGTGCCCAAGCCGGAGGGGCCATACGCGGCGACCTGCCGTCTCTGATCGGCAGTCATGCCGCCAGCAGGATCTGTGTCGTCAGCCATAATACGCCTCAAACTTCACAGGCCGTGGCTCGTCGTCCTGGTAATCCGTCGGAAGCTGGACAAAATTGCCCTGCCGGTAGCGCATTAAAGCTTGTGTAGTGCTGTCCACCAAATCGTCATACTCCCCGTTGGGAAAAGCTGCACATTCTTCGATGACCTCTTCTGCCCACCGTTCATCAGGAGCCCAGATTGCACCAGATTCAAATAATGGCGAAATAGAGTGGACCCGCGATAACTTATCATTACCGCGACTAGGCGTAAAGTTCACCACAGGAATGCCGACATTTCGTAACTCGTGGGTCAAAGGAAGCCCCGACGCTTTCGCTTCGATGATGACCGTCTCAGGGTCCCAAAACTTATATTGCTCCAACGCGATTGCCTTCAATTCAGGAAACTCCCAGCGGCCCTTTTTGGCGTCCAGCAATATCAAATTAGGCGGACCCCCCACCTCGTCAGGATAAAACACCCCCCACGTCGTTATCGCACTGAAGTCCGCCGTCTCCCGCTTACTATACGCCGTGTCGTAGCTCTGAATGACGTATTGAAGGTCAGGAACACTATCCTTGTCCCAAAGCCGCCACCACTCCCGCTTGAGGATCGATATCTCGTCGCCAACAGGGTTCTGCTGGTACTGGGCATTCCACTTATATGGCGGTACAGAGTACTTGACGCTATTAAGTTCCTCTATCGACCAAAACTCAGGCCAACAAGCTTGCCCGGACGGCAAAACCGCAGGAAGCTCTACTACCTCCCATTGGTCCGCTTTCGGGTCCTTCATCTGAGCGCGTACCAGTTGTCCCGTCATGTCCTTCTCTGACCAACGGGTCTGGACCAAAACAATTGCCGCTCCAGGCTGAAGCCGCTGACGAGGACCGCCAGTGTACCAGTCCCAGGCGTCGTCAAAGCCCGTATTGGACATGGCCGTCTGCTCTGAATGCGGATCGTCTATGACCAGTAAGTCCGCGCCACGGCCTGCTAAGTTCGAACCAACGCCCACGGCGTAGTACATGCCGCCTTGCCGCGTGTCCCACCGCCCAGCGGCTTTACTGTCTACCGACAATTGCGTGTCTGGGAATATCTCCCTGTAGTCCTCCTCCTCCAGAAGGTTCTTCACCTTCCGGCCAAAGTTTACCGCAAGCTCCGTGGTGTGCGTCGCCTGGATGATCTTCAGTTTTGGGTTAAGCCCTATCATCCATGCGGGAAACAAAAAGCTGGCGAACTCAGACTTCGTGTGCCGTGGGGCCATGTTGATGATCAAACGCTTCAACTCGCCCTTGGCTACGCGCTCGAACTTCTCCGCAATGATCCCATGATGGTTGCCAAAGATGAAATCCGGCCACATTGCTCTAACGAAAGCCAAAAAGTTGTCCCGGCACTTGTCCACCTTCTCCAATTGCGCCAAGCGCAGTTGAAGCTTCAGCTTCTTATCAAAAAGCTCTGGGGGCCCCTGGAAGCTAGTACTCATTCTCAACGACCTCGGTTATACGGGTCCAATCCAACGGATCCTCAAATTCGGCCACAGGCTTTGCTCCCTTTACGCCGTCCATGGACAACGGTATCACAGCTTCGGGGGGATATAAAAAAAGTCGCGGTGTGCCCTCTTTTAGTTCCTGCCGAACAAAAAGCCACACGCTGGCATGTTCGTGTCTGCGAAAGAAGCCAACCTGATGTGGGGAAAGTCGTACCGAATTGTCTTTTGTGTACTTTAGTTCTATCAGATGAAAACGTCCCTTGGCATCACAAACTAGAATGTCCGGAACCCCCGGAAGTGCCCAACTCTCCAGCCTCGTCATCGTCCAGTTCGCTTCGCTCTTCGCAATCCCCGTCTTCATCTTCCTCCAGAACCCCCCCTCGCTCTTCGTGTACGCCTCCGCTGGCATCGTTCTCGGGCTGTTCTTCGGCCTCTTCGGGCGTGACGTCAATAATGCCATCGTTAAAACCCTCTTCTATCTTCTTCAGTTCCGCCAAAACTTCTTCTTTGCTCATGGAGTCTATGCTGCCGTACCGAACCTCCGAACGGGAAACGTAAATGTCCCCCTGGGCCAAGCCGCGAGCTTTCTCTGCCTGTACCGCCGCAGAGTACGCCCCGTTCTGTATAGCGTCATCACGAATGTCCTTTAAATCCCGGACATGGCGCTCATACGTGACGCCATACTTTGCATCCAATTCCGCCTGCTGCCTCCGGATCTCGGCAACAACGTGCGGGGATATCTCAACATTCGTAAGCTCCCACGCACGAGAATGCGCGGATCGCGGGGCGTAGCCCGCGCGTATCGCCGCCTCCCTCATGGTTATCATACCATCATTAGCGACCAGTTCGCCCACGAACCGGCGTTGCATGGCTGTGAGTTTTCGGTCCACGCCTTTCGGTACGTTTCGTTTTTGCACAATTTTTTCGAAGTCCGTTTGGGTCACTCGACTGACAGGGTTATTGGTTTCAGACATCTCATACCTCCTGAAAATGAAAAATTTTTTACCCCCCAAAGGGGGCCCCTGAAGCTTCTTTATATACGAGTTATAGCATAAAAGGTCCAGTTCGTTTTTACCCTATATTGTTTGCGCGAAACATGCACCTTGTGCTTGGCGGCTACGGGGGCACCGCGGCGTGGATTTTTGGCAGTTTTCCGCCGTTTTTCGCACTCGGGATCCGACCCGATATCCACGGGCCCCTGATTACTTTATTCGCTGGAAGCGCGCCAGTATTCGCCAAGTATCGGCCAAGTATTCGGGGGGCGCCGGCCACAGTATTCGGGGGGCGCCAGGTCGAATCTATTCAGCGTGAACACTTGCGGCGATACTTGGCCCACGGGCCATGGTTCAAGTAACACGGTCGAGTCTGATTCTCGCAATTAATTGCCCGGATCCGGCGCGGCCCAGGCGGCGCGGCCCGCCCAGATCGGCCCGCCCAGGGCGGCGGCGGGCCCGGATCCGGCGCGGCCCAGGCGCGGCGGCCCCTGCACGCGGTACGAATCGAGCGGCCCAGGCGGCGCGGCCCGTGGCCTAGTTAACTCCGGCCTCGAGGATCTCCGGCCTCGAGGATCTCCGGCCTCGAGGATCTCCGGCCTCGAGGATCTCCGGCCTCGAGGATCTCCGGCCTCGAGGATCTCCGGCCTCGAGGATCTCCGGACTCGACGATCTC